ATAAGTAAAAATTTCAAAAAAACATTTGTTATTCCAGGTAATCATGAATATTATAACAAAAAAAAGAGAATACAACAAACAAATGAGTTTATGACTCTATATTTTCAAAAATATAATAATATTAGCTTTTTAAATAATAATTATGAAATTTATGAAAATTTATGTTTTATTGGAACAATATTATGGTCGAAAATCACAAATCCATGTTATGAAATAAATGATGTATATCAAATACCTCATTTTAATTGTGCACAATATAATTGTTTGAATGCCGAATGTATTGATTTTTTAGAAAATACATTACAAAACAACGATAATTGTATAGTTATAACACATCATGTGCCTTCATATTCATTAATAGATGAAAAATATAAAACAGACGAAATGCAACCATATAATCAATGGTTTTATTCTGATATGGATACACTGATTAAAAATAAAGGACATAAAATAAAATGTTGGTTTTATGGTCATACCCATACACCTTCGAATGTTAATATAAATGAAATACCATTTTTATGTAACCCTATTGGTTATCCTGATGAAAATAAAAATGTAAATTTCAATGCATCTATTATAATTTAAATGATTAAAAGATGTAAAACTAATTATTGATGTATTATCTATAATTAGTTTTAGTAAATCTATGCTATCATGTTTATATTGATCTATAAAATTCCCAACCAAGGTCGATACAAATTTTTTCCCAAATTATATCTTGTTGTTGTAATTTTTCTCTAGATTTTAATAAAGGAAAGCATGGAAGTAAATGGTCAAGCTCTAACAATTGACAAAATTTATGTAATACATAACCATATGACAAAAAATTTTGACGTTCTGTTGGACAATATTTTATAAAAGGTATCTGTATTTCTTTAAACATAACTCGTAATGTTTCTTCTTGATTTTTTGTTATATGTGGTGCGGGTATACCATTGATATGATTAATTATATGAGGTATATGCTCATAATATTTATTAAGATTTAATTTTCGTAATATTTCACGTATTTTACTTGGATCAATAACAGTTAAATTAGTAATACGCTCTTTCTTAATTTCATCAAGTATTTTATCATATACATCCTTCGGTATATCAGTTGACTCTTTACCCTGAAATTGACTGACCCATTCGTTGCGTTTATTATATGTATTTCTACATATAGTCGACTATATCTTAAGCATTGTATAGTATGTATTATATATACAAAACCCACTACCGTTTAGTCTGTGAACCCCTGACTTATTCTACCATAATAGTAGTAATAAGTTGTTGGCTGCTGATTATCCAATCCTATTTATTTTGACATTTAATATTCTATCACTAGAAATATTATTGTAAAATAGGCTATAAGGAAGTCCCAGCAATTTGATAGTGTCGCAAGATAGTTATATCTCACTAGTAGGTTATGGCATTTATTCTAAATTTGGTCATATTTAGATAAATGATGGTTTCCCAAGATTTTATTATTGTCCAAACCATTAGACAATATACTCCTACTGTTCCACTCCAACTATTAAAGTGGTTAATCCGTTTATAAGCAAAATACGCAATTTCTTTGGGAGGCTCTTTATAACTTGGTTTATCACAATCAATAAGAACATATTCTTGCGCTCCACATTTTTGACATATCATAACTCCTTCAGCGTTTATGAAATATTTTTGTGCATTACATTTACGACATATTTCAATATCATCTTCCTTATTTTTATCTGAAATAAACCGCGTATCAACATAATTCATATATTTGTCCATCATTTCTGTTTTTGTTAATATTTTTCTTGTTTTCTGATTTACTAATTTAGGATTTTGATTACAAAATGCCATTTTTTCATTTAATATATTATCATCATCATTTTTAAAGAAATCTAAAATAGATTTAGATAATGGACTTTTATCTGAAATAAATGCTGGCTTATCAACATCTTGAATTGACACGGGCTCATTACACATATTATAATATTGAAACAAAATATGTCCTGTATTTAAAAAGTATAATTGCGGGTCTTCAATTGTGGACATACTTGAAAGTTCCCTTTCTATATCAATAATTCTTTCCTTTAAATCAAATTTTTGATTTAATTGTTCATCTGATATATTTTGATTAGGTATAGCTTCCAATTTTTTTAACTGATTTTGAATATCGTGTTGCTCTTTATTTAATTCTACTTTACGAGTTTTATTTTCATTGAATTTTCGTATAAGTTCTTGATGTTTATTATCAATATTTACATGTGAATTGTTTGCATTTTTCTTATTATTAGTTTTGTCCTTAAATAGTAACATATTATGATATTACTATAGTTTATATATATTCAATATTATCGTAGTTCTTTTTAAATATAATTATTTTATCTATTTTTAATAGAATTTTGAATTTATACGCAATAATTTTCAATTTAATCATTTTCGTTAAAATGATATAATTGATTTTTGATAAGAGAATATAATTGGTCTATCGTAATGCAAAATACTGTAAAAAAGTCACATCAAAAATTAATATTAGATTTAATTAAAATTTCTTTTATATATAGTATGATAAAAGAAGGTTGGAAATTCAAGCACATATCTGACAGTGTTTTCGAATTTAAAAAAAGTCGCGCTCTTGTAAATGACATTGATATCCAGGAAATTTTTAATAAAATTTAATATTAATTGCGTTTTGCATAAATTTTTTTCTTGACTATATTATATAAAACAAAAATGGGTGGTGGTTTAATGCAACTTGTCGCATATGGTGCTCAGGACATCTATCTTACTGGAAATCCTCAAATAACTTTTTGGAAAGTAATGTACCGCAGACACACTAACTTTTCTATGGAATCTATAGAACAAACTTTTAATGGTGCTGCTGATTGGGGTCGCAAAGTTACCTGCACAATCTCTCGTAACGGTGATCTTATTTCCCGTGTTTACCTTCAAGTTACTCTTCCCAGTGTATCTTGTGCCGCTGGTCAAAGATTTCGTTGGCTCAACTGGGTTGGCCACGTTATGGTCAAGATGGTTGAAGTTGAAATCGGTGGTCAACGCATTGACCGTCACTATGGTGACTGGCTTCACATCTGGAATGAGCTTACTCAAACTGCCGGTCACGCTGCCGGTTATGCTTCCATGGTCGGAAATGTTCCCCGTCTTGTTCAACCCATTAACGGCACTGCTAATCTCAACTCCCAAGGCACCAGTGATGACTCTTTGTTTGCCTTCGGCTCTGCTGATACTAGTGCAACCATGCCTGCCGTTACTCTTTATATCCCTCTTGAGTTCTGGTTCTGCAGAAACCCCGGTCTTGCTCTTCCTCTTATCGCTCTTCAATATCACGAAGTCAAGATTAACATCGAATTCCGTGATGCTGCTAGTTGCACTTGGAGTGATGGCAATGTCGTTGTTCCATCTCTTTCTGCTGCTTCTCTCTATGTTGATTATGTCTACCTTGACACTGATGAGCGCAGACGTTTTGCTCAAGTTTCTCACGAATACCTCATCGAACAATTACAATTCACTGGTGATGAATCTGTCTCCTCTACTGCTAACAAAATCAAATTGAACTTTAACCACCCCGTCAAGGAACTTGTCTGGGTTGTTCAACCTGATGCCCATGTTACCAACAATGCTACAACTAAAGCTGTTGGTGGTCTTCAATGGTTTAACTACACTGATGCTCTCGATAGCTCTGCTCTTTCTGGCACCCCCGGAAGCCCTCTCGGTGATGGTTTAACTGGCTCTGATAACGGCGGTCTTGCCACCAGTGTTCAAGTTAATTCCATTACTGGAAATATCAGCCAAACTATTCAACAAGGATTCAGTGCTGTTCAAAACAACTCCAGTTTTAACTTGGCTCAATCTAACAATCTCTTTCAAGGTCTTGCTGATACTACCGCTGTTCTTGACCGCGGTGACAACCCAGTTGCCTCTTGCAAGCTTCAACTTAACGGACACGACAGATTCTCTGAACGTGATGGCCGCTACTTTAACCTTGTCCAACCTTACCAACACCACAGCAACTGCCCCGCTACCGGTATCAATGTTTACTCATTCGGTCTTAAACCCGAAGAGCACCAACCTTCTGGCACCTGCAACATGTCTCGTATCGACAACGCTACTCTTCAACTTACCCTTACTCAACGCGCTGTTCGCTCTGCTGGTGTCTCTCGCTCTTGCAGTGTTCGTGTTTATGCCACTAACTACAACGTTCTTCGTATCATGAGTGGTATGGGTGGTCTTGCCTACAGCAATTAAAAAATTTAGATTCTCTAAATTTGACAATTTCATAATTATTATAATATACTAGAAATAGTATAATATAAAAATTTATTCCAATTTATCAAATATATATTATTTAACTAAATGATGATAATTCAATTGCTCTCTTCTATTTTATTCAATTCATCTTCAGTTAGTGTATCGTGATTATCTTCTTCATTCATATACATATCTAAATATTTACCTGTTAAAAAACATTCCTTTACCATCTTCATCATTTCATTTGATAACTCTTCAATCAATTCGCATTGACGGCTAATTTCAATTTCATTTTGCTATTTTATTAATTGATATTGTTGTCTTACTTTAGATTGAACTTTTTTTGAATTGATATCATCTCTTACAATACAACCATTGTCACCTTTTCTAGAAGTTAGTACCATATAATTATTATCTTAACACCGTATTTTCACTATTTATTTAATACTATTTTTAATAGTTAAATTAGATAGTAATCGCATTTATATTTTATTATATAATCTATAAATCTCAATAAATATATTACTACATGCTAAATAAAAATTTAATTTGTTATGTTGTTAAAACAACAATCATCTATAAGACTAATGTATATCAAATAAGAAAGTTTACGCATTTTAAATTAATGATAAATAAACGCATTACATTTAAGTTGTTGTATGACGGGTTAATATCAAATATAGAAAAAATATATTATTATAGATTTACATATTTTTTGTATATTTTATACGATTACCACATGAAGAAATATTTTGTTCTAATCATCACTGGGTAAGGTTTCATGTGGTAATAATAATGTTAAAGTATTAGCATCTGTTTGTCCAGGTTGTTGTAGGTCCTTACCTGCAAATGTGAGGCGCCCTTGGCCGGAGGGAATTCCTTCTTTCACTTGACGTTCGCGAAGTGTAATATTCCATAATCTCATTTGTTCTATTGCTTCTAATTGTTCCGGGGTAGGTTTAATTGCTATACCTTGTTTTTTTTTAAATAATTCTTGAAAACGCGTTTCAAGATTTTCGAATGATGTTTCGCAAATTTCGCAAAGCTCTTCAGCCTGCCATATATCACCAATTAACTCACCATATTGTTCTATCAATCGTTGGGCAAGCTCACTTTGTGATGGGTCCTCTAATAGTTGTTCCCTTAAAGCTTTATCTAATTTATCCCTATTTAATAAGGAATATTCTTCCAAGTCATTAAAGTCAATGATTTTACCACCAGATAGTATTTTCCTAACTTTACTAATTTTTCTTTTACCATTTGCATTTAATTTTGTTCCTCTTGATCTCTTATTATATAGTTTTTTTTTATTCATTATATTTATAGTAAATAAAAAAATTTT